TTTCTTTTCATCTCTATTATACCACGTTTTTCACTATTTGCAACATATTTTAACGCATTTCTTTGCTCATCCGACAAACCGTTTTTCCATTCATTAAACGTCATACTGCCGTCAACCTTGTAATTTTCGCCCGTAAGCGGATCGCGTGCAATACGACTTGACAAATTCACATCTGCCATAATCGTAACACAACGACAACGAGGGTGTATCGGTGGATAATTTTCACCCTCAACGGCGGCGTTTACATCAAAAACTTCGCCGTCAAGATTACCGCAAGTGTCGCACGTCAATTCAGACAGTGCCGCAACAAAACGATACTGTTTTATACCGATTTCCTCATACGCCATCTTTTGACCTTGGTTCATAAAATGCGCCGTTTCACTTCGCACAAGTGTTTCGGCTGATGTTCGTATTCCACCCGGTGCAGTATCTTTGACGTAATCAATCAGCTTGTCGGTCATACGGCTTACACTGTGACCGCTGATTATACCGTCCTCAATCGTCTGTCCGACTGCCTGTATAAATCTGTCGTTATGTACCCACACTCTCTCGCTGTAGTTGTGACCGTGCCACGGCTCTCTTAATACCATATTAACCGCCTTTTGCGGTACAAGTGAAAAATCAATACCGCAGTTTAAACCTTGTGCAGTATCAAATATGTTTGTATAATAAGCCGTCTTTACCGCACTGTCATACAGTTTCTTTTGCTCCTTTATAGCCTCGTTTGCAACGTGCCTGAAATAGATGTACACATTACGTTTCAGTCCCTCTAATCGGCTAATTCTCGCACCGTATGCCTGTGCATTTATGCGGTTTAGAATTTCCTTTTTGACTGTCTTGTCGTCTGTTTCGTCGTACAGTTCAAGAAGTTCTTCGTACTGTTTGTCACTGTCGGCTATGCTCATCAGCCGACGTGCCTCTTTTTCGGGTATATCAGTTGAAATATAGGCTTTAAACGTTTTATCAATGTCATTGTTTACATTCTTGATTGCTCGCTCATATGCCTTAATTACACCGTCCTTAACGCTGTCCGCTTGTGATTGCAAATATGTTTCAACTTCAACGGCACGTTTTACCCAATATGCCTTACTCTTCATTGTAGTTTACTTTCCTTGCCGAACTTTCAGCGATACGCATATCCTCGGCGGACTTTTCCGCTTGCTCTCTGCGTGCGATTTCGACTTCTTCCTTTGCATCTGTTATAAACGGCAGACGCTCTAATAACGTTTCGTCAGACGCAAGACCTTTGAGGTAATTAATCATCTGTGCAATTTCCAACTCATTTGCAGGCAAGTTATATGTAAATCCGATGTCAACTCTGTGCGACGGCACTTCTTTCATTGCGTTTAATGTCACTAAGAAATTGTTGTAAATCTCTAATCGCTTGCGCAATGTCTTAGCGAAATTACGTTCTTTGTTCTTGACGTGCTGTTCAAATCCCAACAGCTTGTACTTTATTGCCACACCCGACAAGTTGTTGCCGAAACTTTCGTCCGACAGGTCGGGAACGTGTGACAAACGGTGTATATCGTCCTTGATGTCGTCACGCAACACCTTTGTATCAGCCTCGTTCAACACCTTTGACAGATACTCCGCCTTTGCGTCACCGTCACCCATTAAGATACGTTCTACCAATAGTTTTTTTGCCTGTTCGGTGTCAAGGTCGCAATTACACAAAAACAACAGCGAATTAACGAATTGTTCCTTGTCGTTTATTCGGTCTGACATCAACACATTGTATGCGTCAATCTGTGTTATAAGCTGTTCAAAATCGCCCTGCATTTCCGTATTATTTCTGTATTCGATAATCGGCACATCGAAAAAGTAATGCGGTTCAACATTTTGCAATGACAATGCCGTATAGCTGTCAAGACCTGTGTATGTATATATAAATGACTCGTCATACACACGACAAATACTGCCTGTGCAGTAGCCGTCAAGGTCGTATTTCTTGTAGTAATACACCGCAAACAACGGCTTTTCAAATGCCGACTGTGAGTAACATACAAATGTATGCTCCGGATCCAATCGTACACTTCTCGGCTTGCTCTTTTCGTCCGCATAAATCAGTTCATATGCTTTGCCGTAAATGCTCATATTCTTTACGATTTCACTGTCCACACTCGGAATATCCTGTTCCAAATATGCGTTTTTGATTGCCTCAATGTCGTAGTCGTCCGATACTGCGTATGTTACGGGATTGCCGACAAGATAACTCTGCGTCATATCCGTTATGTACTTTGCGTGATTACACATTATGCGGTTGTTTGCCACGTTTTTACCCCTTTTTCTACGGTTTAAAATGCGGTGGTCGCCCATATAGTAATCGTGTAACAATCGGTATCTCTGTCGCTCTCGCTCGTGCCGTTCAATCAATTTTGTTATGATAAACGGTGTCACACCGCCTGCGACTATATCTTCATCAATTATCATATTCCGTACTCCTCTCTTGAATAGATTTTAGCTTTCTTATCCTTGCGCCAACTCTCAATGCCGTATCTCAGTGCCGCCATTGCGTCATCAAATACATTGACAGGTTCATCAGTATACTCGCCCGACTTTTCATCAACTCGCCAACGCCATTGCTGTATCTCTTTGATTACATTCACGCAAGACGGATGAATATGTATCTTTCTGCCTTTTAACCAGTCAATCTGCGATTGTATGCTGTTCGGATTTTTAACAACTGCCCTTGCACGATAGCCTGCCTTTCGCCACATTTTTATACGGTCCGGCTCTGCACTGTCGCACCACATTGCAAGACTTTTGCTGAACTTCCCGTCAGCCTTTTGGATAATCTCTGTCGTGTCCATTTCGTGTACATACAGTTCATTACAAACGTAAATATCACTGTCCTTATAACCTAACGTTAATATGGCGTTTGCGTGATTAAAGCCGAAGTCCTGTCCTATCGCCATAGCGTCAAAATGGCTCATATCTGTTTCAAATTCCTCAATGCGATAATTTGAGAATATCAATCCGCCTGTTTCGCCCCATTCGCCCAAGCCGTAAATCCTGTAGCCCTCAGGGTCAACTTCTTTACGACGTAGCATACGTTGTCTGTATGCCTCGTCACAAAATCGGTTTGTTAAATATGTGCTTTGATGCGTTAAGACGTTATTGTCCTGTATATCGAAAAACACTTTCTTTATCCAGTGACTTGACGATACAGGGTTAAATGTCAATTTTATCTGATAAAAAAGACCGTCGGGGAGTTCACCTCTCAAACGGTCATCTATAATTTCAAAATCCTGTTGTACAAGTTCCGTAGCTTCTTCAATCCATACGTCGGTCAACTTACCATTCGCAAATGTGATTGATTTCAGTTTTTCACGTTGCTTGTTATCGTTGACACCACGAAATATAATCTTGTTGCCGTTTATACAGGTGAACGACAACGGGCTTTGCGTAACTCGCCACGCTCTGCCAACGCCCATACGGTTTATGGCACTTTCAAGCTCCGCAAACGTACTGTCACGGTTTGTTATATCAGACTTTCTCACACATACCAAATTACGCCCTTTGTCACGCATTAAGCGGAGTATGTACAGTTGTGCGGTATCAACACTCTTTCCGCTTCCGGCACTGCCTTTCATTACAACGTAACGTTTCTTGCATTGATGTACAGGTTTGAATATCGGATTGAACGGTACTGTTATGTTGTTCATTCGTCCTCACCACCGTAATCAATCTTAATGCTGTAGTCCATATCACCGTCAACGTTTAATTTGTCTGTGAACAATGCGTAGTATTTACCCAACATTTCCGCCGCTTTGTTTACGTCAGACACCTTTGTCGGTATTTCAACACATATCGGTTGCTCCGCCTCGTCAGTGACTTTCTTGCCCTTGTCGTCATAGTGTGATTTACGTGCTTTGCACGTCACAACAACCGTTTCGGGTTTCTCACGTCGCATAACGGCGGTTAACGTCTTTAACACCTCATCTTGTTTGGCGATAAGAGCGTCCTCTTTCTCTTTTAGCCGCTTTTGTATGTATTCTTGAATTTCAGGTTTCTTCAAGTTCTCATTCCCAATCGAATACGCCGTCTTTTCCGAATATCCCGCTCTTAATGCCGCTTGTGTCGCGTTCAAATCAATCAAATATTCCTCACAAAACAACTTTTGCTTTTCAGTCACTCTTATCACCTCACTTTCACATTTTCTGTTTGATTACATCGTATAACCGTTTTTTATCATTGCACGTTTAAACGCTTTGCGTTTATGTCGACACTCGCACCAATTTTTATTATCCTCGTTCCATTTGCGTATGAACTTCTTACGTTCTCGTTCATATCTTCTATTGCGTAAATATGCTTTTATTCTTTCAAACATTGTTTTATCCTTTCCACCGCTTATATATCACTTATATC